GGGTCACGGTAAACTTGGTAACGACCTGCTAATGTACCAACTCTTTCAATACCCATGTTGTATTGGTCTTGCTCAGGAGACGCGTTAGATACGTGGAAGTATTCTAAATCGTCAAAGATAGCAGAAACCTCAGAAGAAACAACAATCCAGTTAGCTCCACCTCTCAATGTAGATTTGTGGATTTGTGCTGACAATTGGTTGATTGCTGTAATCAAAGTTTGGTTCCAATCTTTTTGAGTGTAAGAAGTTGTTTGAGAAAGTCTTCTCCATCCGTTATAATCCCAACGTAGATTCCAAGCCGCTCCTTTACGTAAATCACGTAAAATCTCACGGTCAATCTCAGCAGCTACTTGTTCAGATAACAATGCAGTTAACTCAGCCTCAGCGTCGATGTTATGGAAAGCTGCAACGTCTTGAGCTAACTCAGGAGACCATTGTGCTCTTAATTTTCTTTCAGTAACAGATACTGTAACAGAATCCAAGTCAAAAGAAACCTCACCGATTTTGTCTTCAAACTCTAATTCTTCATAACGTCTGAATACAGCTGTAATCGCGTCGTTATCTAAAGTATCAATCAATGTACCGTTGTATCCGTCAATAGACTCAGCGTCACATGTAGGACAAACAGGACAAGATAAATCAACTTCTAAGTAGATACATCCGTCAGCGCTACAAACATTTTTGAATGAACCACCGTTTCCGTTAGCTGGCCAAGTAGTTGTAACTGTGTTACCGTATTGAACGATACCTTTACCATATTGTTGAGTAACAACTCTGAACAATAAAGCTACTTCATTATCAGCTGCGTCAACGATAGTATTACAAGCTGAAGTTGCTGAAACAACTAATTTAGTTTTATCTGCGATTAAACGTAAATCAGCTAAGAAAGTTTCAGTATCCATTTCGTTACCGTCAGGACCGATTAATTTTCCAGCTCCGTTATCTGCGAAACCACACATTTTAATAATAAGTTTTCTTACGTTTTTACCATCAAAAGCTCCATCAGCTGGTACTAACTCACTGTTAACCCATTTTTGAGCTACAGTAGTAGAAGTGATTGCTGACCAACGACCTTTAGAATAGTCAAATAAACCTGCTGGGTCTAAACCTGGCTCAGTTCCTTCGTAGAATAAATCATAAAGATTTTTCTTGTAAGTTGGGTTGTAAGTACCTGGTGAGTCAGCTCCTTCAGTATAACCTGCGTTTACATTACCTGGGTAGTTACCTGGTGCTCCGATTGGTGCATAGTGTTCACCTGAACCACCATTTAAACCATCAAAAGTACCGTCGTTATATCCTTGGATTTTTGGTACGAAGAAGAACAATTTACCGATTGGTAAGTTCATTGCTTGTACAGAAACGATATCATTCGCTAATAATTTAGAGAATACACGTCTAACGATTGGGAAAACAACAGTTTCGAAAGAACCTGAAGACCCGTCAGAAGTCGCCTCGTTGATTAAGTGAGATGCTTGGTTCTCATATAACTGAGCCACGTTCTCTTTAAGATGTCCTTTAAGACCATCTAGGAATCCTAATTTATCCCATTTGTTGATTGTATCTTCTTTGATAACTTTAAGGTGTTTTAAACCGATGTTACCTACAAGACCTGATTCTAATAATGCTCCCATTTTTAGTTTTTGTTTTTATTTGTTTAGTTTATTTTTTTATCTTAATTTTGACATCAAATCTTTCATTCTCAAGAATTGAGGATTTTCGTAAGTTTTTGATTCAATTAAGTTAACCGCTGAACCTGTAGAAGGATTACTATTTAAAGTTCTTTCAATTGATTCGTTCATTGGTTGTGTTTTAGTATTTGATAATTCGTCTTTAATAACGTGGTACAAATTTTTAGATTCTTTAATTGTTTCTACAGAATCAAATCTTTTTAGAATATTAATTTTTTCATTCTTAGTTGTTGTATGTTCAGTAAACAAACGTGTAGCATAAGCTAAGTTTGAATTGAATACTGCAACTTCAGTTAATTTATCTCTAAATACATTTAATGCTTGTCTGTATTCTTCATTTTTTTCTCTTAAAACATTTACTTCGTTGTTATTAACGTTCTCAAGGTTAAGATTTCGGTTAGGTGTGATACCTTTTCTCAAACCACGTCCTGATTTAGAACCATTTCCGTAAGTACGAGCAGCTTCTTTAGTTTCAACCTTTTTAGTTTTTGGTTTTACTTTAAATTCACCGTCTAAGTTTTCGCCATCTTTATAAGTAAAACCTTTTTTAGCATTTCCTGTTCCCATAGTTTTGTTAGCTGTTTTTTTCACAGTTTTAAAACCACCTTCTTGGTTAGGTTTTGCTGAATAGACTTTTTTCTTATTTGGGTTACCCAAACCTAATCCTTTAGCTTTGAATGATTTAGATTCCATAACTGAGTCTAAGTCGTAAGATTCTTCATCCTCTTCTTCATCCTCCATTTCATCATCCATTTCTATTTCATCATCCATTTCATCATCCATTTCTATTTCATAAACAATACCTTCTTCTAAATCTTCTTCACCATCTTCCATTTCTATTTCAAATACAAGGTCTTCCTCGTCTTCTTCTTCTTCTTCGTTTGTTGAAAAAACTTTATCAATGATACTTTTTACGTCGTCATCATCTGTATCATCTTCGCTAGAAAATTCAAATTCATCATCTTCGTCTTCGTCTTCAAACTCATAAAGTTCGTCTTGAGATTCAAATTCTTCTTCTGATTCACCTACAATCATGTATTCAGTGTTATTTTTTTTGTCTTTCAAGTTGATATTACCTTCGTTGTCTTTTTGAACAATGATTTCGTCATTAGGACCCATTAATTGAAATACACGTAATACTTCATCTGTGTCTTCTTCACCTGTTAAATCAATAACTGGTTCTTCTTCATCGTCAAATTCTGACCCAAAGTCATCCTCATCTTCAAGATTATCAGTTTCATCGTCTTCCATGTCTTCAAAATCTTCATCTGATTCCATGTCTTCTAAATCCACATCTGTGTCTTCAATCTCATCACTATCTTCTTCTTGTTCTGTTAGAGATTCTTTTACTAATTGATTGATTTCTTCTTTCATTGTTGAATGAAGTATTCCTTTTGCGTTTTCGGCTACAGCTTCTTCCAAATTCTTAATTTGGATTATTGCTTCTTCTACCAAAGATTTTTTGTTTTCCATTTACTGTTTGGTTATTTTTCTATATAAATATTATGTATTATTAAAAAAGTTATTATTTAAGACGAATCTCAATAACTTTTTTATTTTTATAAATATTACGTAAAATGGTAAAAACAAAAAAAGGGAGGATAAAATCCCCCCTTTTAAAAATTATCGTTGAAAAAATCTAGTCTATCACCTCATCAATTTTACTTTCAACAATACCAGTTATTCTCCAATCCATTGTATAATTTTCATACACTTTGGATACTTTTGCTTCAACATCGGTTGGTGAATAACCAAGAACTAACTTTTCTTCTCTTAGTTTTTTTACTTTACCTGATTCTGTATCTAACAAATCAGAACAAATTTTTGCCACGAAATACTTTTCTCCTTGCTCCATAATTTTAATTAATTTAATTTCCTAAATAATCGGATAATCTTTTCATTAAGTCAAGGGATTTATTACCATTATCGGAAACTTCAGTATTAGACCTCATTTTCTTTTCTTCTTCAAGATTTTCGTCATATTTAAATCTATCATCAGGGTTAGAGAAAAGATACGCACCTGGTGTTGATGGTGATGATACTAAGTCAAAACAAATTAATTCAAAATCGTCTTGTACTTCATTTCTTTCACCAACTTTTTTAAGTGAACCGACACCTCTTGATGAAATACCCAACGTAACACCTTGTCTTAGGTAGTTTGCTGCCATATCACCTTTAGTTGATACAATTCCTCTCTCGTGGAAACCTGGACTTGTTAGGAGTTGTAATTTACCCATAAGGACATTACCTTCCCACCATATCTCAGTAATCATATGAGATACTCTATCCAAATCTATCAATGAAGATTCGGGGTGGTTTAATTCGGATAAAGACACCCCTTTTTCTATCATTTTTTTATAATTGTCCGATTCACGTTTTAAAATACGTTCAGGATAGATTCTACCGTTTCTATTTGGGGTATCGTACTTCTGTAATACCGCATAGAATTCAAATGGTTTAGAATGGTCTAAAAATCCTTTAGACTCCTGTATCACCCTTAAATTATGTTTATCTTTTGGGGAGATATATCCCGCGTCATCTTCTATAAGAATTCCCTTTTTACCGGTATCGGTTGGGTTCAATATTTTTAAATCCATAATAAATGTTTATTTAATAAATATTAAACACTTTCGGTTTGGTACTCTTCTTCTAGTTTTTTACTTTTAGTTAATGAAAAGTTAAAATAATCGTTATTATTAAAATTCTCATCATAAATTCTTGTTACGATGGATTTTAGGTTATCTTTTATCTCTTTTGATTTAAAATCAAAATCTTCCACATTTAAAAAAAAATTAATTTCTAAGTTCATAAATGATTTTTTACCTAACGTTAATCCACTTGAACGTAAATCTAAATCAACAATAAAACTATCATCAAATAATTCTTTATCTAATGTTTCATAAACGGAATGTTTAACTGCTCTACTCAAGTTTAGAACAACTCTTGTCCAATTTTCGGGTTCATTAATTGGTTCAACCCATGTTTGTAAATTTAAATACAGTGATTTGAAGTTAATAGAATCAACTGTTCCATAAACAATTTTAGATGTGTTGAATCCTTGTATTTTTGAGGTTTTACCCTTTTTCATTATTTTTCATATTATAATCGTTTATTTTTATAAATTATAAGTAAATTATCTTCCATAGTCAAAAAGCGAAAATGTTGATAAAAAAAAAACGTACTTAATAAATCTAAGTACGTTCTTTTCATATAAAAATAAATTTTATTAAAGATTTTCGTTTAAACCTTTAAGTTTAAAATACGTTAACTTATCGTATTTTTCTGTTTCTATTTTACCAATAGTTTCATTAATTCTTTTACCTGTTTCATAATCGGTGTTTTCTCGTTTTAACGATGTTAATTTAGATATAACCGACGCCTTTAACGGTTCAAAATTTTCAGTTAAAGTAGCATCATCTTGCGATAATAAATTAAACAATTCTTTTTTATCTGATTCATTTAAATTTTCTAAGTAATCGGTAATTGTTCGGTTAGCTATTGAAACCATAGAACTAATTGGAACTTTAGCAAATTCTTTTTGTACTGTTGGTTTTTTCTTTAACGATTCAGATATTACCTTTTTACCGTTAATTCTTGACTCAATGGTTAATATATTATCCGAAAACAAATCATCAATATGTTGGTATTGGTTTGTTGTTTTAATATTACCAACCCAATTTTTTAATGTCATTAAATCATTTGAATTAATCTTATTAACTACTTTATTGTAATTAGTAATTGACTCATTAATATAAGTGTCAACGATTGATTCATTTAAACCTTTATTACTTGTTAAATCATCATATAGGTAATAAAGTTTACTAATGTTTTTATTATCCAAAACATTTTTCTTAAAGTTAGCTAACTCTTGTTTAAATGTTTTCTTACTGTACGATTCAGACAATAATGTCTCTATTTTTGATTTTAATATTCCGAATTTCATAATTTGTTTTCTATATAAATATCAACTATTTAGAAGTTTGTCCAATTGACTTTCAATATCACCCAAAGAATTTCTGGCTTTAGATAAATCAATAAAAGAATCATCTTCAGTAAAACCATCACTTTCTAATAATATTTTTAAATTATCTTTCTTATCAAATGACTCTGGTGTGATACCTGGCTCACCACCTGGTTCAGGTCCTGGGGGTGGTGGCATTGATGGCATTCCCATGTCTCCACCTATTTCACTTCCCATGTCTCCACCCATACCTCCTGGTGATGGTGGTGGGGTTGTTGCAGCCATATCACTTGGTGTTCCACCTGATTTATTACCATATAACTTATCAATATTATCAAAGATACCAGTATGAGTAATTATTGTTGCGGTGTTAGTTAATTCAGCACCAACCGCTTTTTCAATACGTTGTTGTTGTAAGTCAAGTTTAATTTCATCATCTGAGAAACCTAAAACGTGTTTCTTAGCCCACGATACTGATACAGGTGCGATACCTTCAATTGGCATAACTGCGTCTTTATATAATAATATTTTTTCTTTCCAAATATCAATTTTTAATAAATCCGCTTGTGAAGAAGGGTTAGTTAAACTTAATGTGAAGTTTGATAACTCATCTTCAAACCCTAATAAAAATAAATGGATAATTGCTATTTTATTCATCTCAGCAACCATACATTTTTGTATTCTATTAATAGTTCTTGCGAAACGAATATCCATCAATGATAAATCTTTACCACCACCAACAGGTTCCTCAAATCCTAAGAACGCTTTCGGTACACGTAATGCTGTTAATAATTTCTTTTGGATATATTCAATATCGGCAATCTCACCTAAGTTTTGAGCTCCTGGTAATGTTTCAATTGGTGATGCTTGAGCGGGGTCACGAACAGGAATAAAGTAATCTTGGTCAACCGCCATTTGGTTAAACCTCATATCCACATTTCCTGTTTGAGAGTCAACAACTTGACTTCTTTTGAATTTGTTTGCAACACGTTGTACGTATGGTTCAACATCTTTGTCATCCATATTACCAACAAATACTTTGAATACACGTCTCTCAGGAGCTCTTGATGTACGATAAATCAACATCGCATCCTCAGATAATAATAACTGTTTCCAAATACGTCTTGCTTTTTCTAACATAGATGTTCCATAAGGAAGTTTTCTATCATCACCCAATAAACGGAAGTGTGCTACTTCCCACGTATTGAATTCCATGTCTTTAACTTTCCATTTGAATCTTAAACCTTTGTTTTCAATTGGCTCATCAACATTTGCTGATTTAGCGGCCATACCTCTTTCCAAACGTTCAATTTCAATGTTTGGTAATTGCATACAACCAATAATACCTTTTTCGGCATCTAACTTTAAATAAACAAAGTTATCACCGTACTTACATGTGTTTCTTGTCCACATAGGTAAGTTGGTATTAACATCTAACACATTATTAAATAAATCGGCTAGAATTGATTTGATACGTTTAGATTCAGAATATATTTGCAACATGTATCCATTTTGGTCAACAGTTGTAGATTCTTCACCGTAAATGTCCAATGCCGCTGAGATTTCGGGAGTATATTCCATACTTTCGTAATCATAAAATGAAGCCAAACGAGTTGGTTCATAATACACGGCTTGAGTATATAAATTACTTTCTATCTTAGACCATTGGCTCGCTAAGAAATAAGTTTGTTGTGCTTGTAATTTTTCCCTGTCATAATCGGCTTTTGAAGTAGTTTTTAATAACTCTTTTTTGTCAAATTTATATGTGGGGAAATCTTGATTTAATAATGAATTTGGTCCAAACGTTTGAGATAAACGTTGCCAAACCGTTAAATTATTTTGTTTATTTTGATTATTTTCCATATAGTAATTTTAAATCTATTTATTAATAATTAAATAGTTGCTTATTACGAATAAATATTACCTACGACCAAATAACCATCCATATGTTTCATAATCATTACGACTTGGTTGGAATCCGTTCATTTGTCTCATTCTGTCCTGATAATGTGGTATAACGGGGTTAAAATCTAATGATTTACTGGCCTCTTCATTATCACTAACTGTCCAAGATTCTAGCATAGATTTGGTTAATTCTGTGACTTTTGTTAAATTACTAAATGATGATTCACCAACATAAGTAGCCATAGCAATAGACATAAGTAAATCGTCATGTCTTCCTTTTTGGTGGTCAGGTCTACCGTTAATGTAAATGAATGTATCCATTTCATTATATAAACGATGACTATAAATTCTGAAATCATGTCTCATAGCTTCTTCATACGATGCTATAATCTGAACACGTTTATTGTTAAAGTTTATTCCTGGTATTTTTTCGGCAGATTTCGGATTGTATTTCCAAGTATTACCTAATTCAACACCATCAACATATAAATTTTTGTATCCTAACTCCTGTAATTTACGGGATGTTGATACACCCATTCCACCCGTGATATCCACCACTATAAATGCTGAATACATATTACCCCATTTATAACATATTTCAGCCATTGTATCTGGTGGTAATTTCCCAACAAATTCTGCAACTTGTTCACGTGTGTCAAAATCAACAACTTGGAATGAACTAAAATCCTCACTATCTCCACGACTGACATCCACACCCATAATGTACTTATGACCAAGAACAGGTTCCTTCCATATCCATAATTGATTACCCAACATTCTATTTTGGGGTTCCAACAAATAATTCTCACGAATTTTTTGCATTAATCTTGAATCAAATACGTTATCACCCGACCCTAGGAAATTACAGTTGTGTGATATGATTGTATTTGTGTAATATAAGTGTTTTTCGCCTGCGTTAATGATATCGTATACATCGGTTGGGGTATTATGGTCAATTATATTTATTACCGTCAAATAACCATCTTGTGATTTAATTTTGTGGGTAATTTCAATATCTTTAGCTAAAATTTCTTGATTGTCGTATGAATATATTTTGTGGTTATAACTACATCTTAATGTTATACCATTATCAAAAAAGATTTCCCTTGTTGTTTTATTTAATTTTTGGATACCATCAAAACTAACAAAACCTTCTGGTGTTAATATTTCGTATCGTTCATTTTTCTTCATGTAATAAAAAATTAATACATTTATCAATAATAGATTTATTCTTCTTATTTCTATTATAATCTTTATCAGTGATTATTAGGTATTTGAACCCATTTTTTTCGTAAAAACTATTTCGGTTATTATCTTTAATTTCATTATGCCAATAGCTACCATCATATTCAATTATTTTATCTTTATATATAAAATCTGGAATATATGTTTTACTATCAATTGTTATTTTTTGTTCATAATTTAATTCCTTGAAATGACAATTCTTCTTTTGGTCTTCGGTTAATTTATTATATACCCCCCAAAATAATTCTTGAGAAATAGTGGAATAAGATGATATTGATAAGTTATATATATTATCAACTCTTTTAGCTGAGTATTCTTTATATTTTAATTCCCCCTCAACTTCCCCGTATTTAGAAATAAACCATTTTAAACTATTAACTTGAATATTTTTTATTTTTTTACGGTCTTCATTATAGTAATATTCCCATTGTTCACCATATTTTTTTTTGAAAAACCCCACTTGAGGATAAAAATCATCTTTAAGATAATAACATTTTTTACATACGTTATTAAATTGTTTTTCAGCATGATTAAATGTGGTAAAGTTAATTGAACACTCGGAACATTTAAGTTTATTTATATCCGTCTCCATATCTCTAATAAAAATAATTCTAGCGGGTAGTTTTTTATTATTCACATTAAACCCATCCATACTAGATGAATGATGTAAAATACTTTTATATAATATAGGGTCTTTAGCGTTAATAATTCTATTCTTTAATTTACCAAAAATATCATCATTAGTTAATACTTTTAATTTATCAATAGTAAGATTTAATGGGTAAATTTCAGTTTTTTCTATTTCGTTATTAAAGTTTTCCCAATAAACTTTAGCGGAATTTTTTTCTGTTTGAATAAATTTATCTTGTTGTCGGTTAAAAATTAAATATTTACCATCCACCCACAAATTATTTAATTCACAATCATAATCTATTATAAATTTAACTCTAGACCTAAATAATAAATTTTCCTTATATGTACCACTTAAAACATTTGTTATATTAATTATTTTATTATATAAATCACGATAACGCATATGAAAATACGTACCAATTTTAATATCCTCAATATAACCTGTTGTTAATATATTATTTTTTATTTCAATTAAATTCATAATAAATTATATAATTCTTCAATGGTGATATCTTTTATTTCACCACTTTTAGTGTCTTTTACAGTAATAATAGTACTTCCATCAACACATTCCAACTCTTGGGATACTTTTCTTTTATCGTATTTAAGTTTTTTAACCATTCGTTCAAACCAATCCGAACAAGGTTTATATCCATCTTCAATTAGTTTTTTCGCTTCATTGAAATCCCTATCCTTAAATTCAATACTATTCCAACTTATTACTTTATCTATTGAATATTCTTCCTTATTTAATAAATAATGAATTGCATCATCGGTTTTAACAAAGTATAGGTCACTAGTATAACGAGGGTCACGATACCAATACATTTCCGTAATCTTGAAATCATTCATATTACGTAATGCTTGGTCATAAATCTCATAGTAAATTGGGTCATTACCATTAGGTGTTGATACCACAATTACTTTACCACCCGTTGATAGGGATGCCATACATGCTGACCAGAAATCACTGTCAGCTTCAATAAACGCAGCCTCATCAAATACAAGTATGGTTGGGGTAAATCCACGCAAGGCATCTTTGGATGTTGCAACAGCTTTAACCTCACAACCATTATTTAATTTCCAATGTTTGGTTGATTTTTTATTTGGGTCAATTCCTACATTCATCCATTGTGGCCATTGGGTGACGAACAATCTAATTTTGTTGGCCATCTCAATTGACGTATCAAGTTTGTTGGCAATTATAAGAATTTTTTCAGGTTTTTCTTTTTTAGCTAATGCTAATTTTTTTGATATCCAAGCTGCGGTGACCGTTGATACACCGGCTTGACGATATTTTAATGCGATGTTCTCATTATATTCCTCATAATCCTCTAATAATTTTATTTGGTCGGGAAATAATTCTAATGGAACATATTTTGATACGGTATTATCGTAGGTTTGTAAATATGTTTTTAATGCATATGGAGTGTCTCTCATACATTTAACATATTCCAATAATATTTGTTCTTTAGTTAAACTCATATATTAAGTATAGGTGAAAAACCCCCAGTATAAACTGAGGGTTTTAATTGGTTTAATTACATAGGTAATTCAGACACAACTGGATTATAATCAATCTCAGTTAATTCTTTAACCCAAGCGAATTCTGGTTTTTCGCATCCGTTCACTTCTTCGTTTGAAATGAACCAGTTACCATCTGCGTCTTGAGTTGGGTTGAAATATGCTTGGTTATTCCACATTTGACCGATTAATAGGTCTTTTTGTTCTGCTGTCAATTGTCTTACTTTCATGATATATTTTTTTAAGTTTTTATTTAATTATTAATTTGGGTATTGTTTACCATTACCTGAGTTGTATAGTTCAGTGATTTCGGATTGGGTAAGTACTCTGTTCCAAGCATTAAATGCGTCTATTTGACCATTGAAAAATACAATTGGTGTTGTATTGTCACCTGAGGTGTATGCACCAATTCTAAATGGGTGTGTAGTGTTATAATTAGTAGATGTATATGGTGTTAAATTATTCGTTCCCGTAAAAACAGTTATAGGGTATAAAGCACCATTAATATACATTTTTAATTTATCTGTACGGTCTAACACTAAAACAACATGATACCATGTATTATTTGCTATGTTTGACGCAGCCATTTGAGTTGTTATGATATTGCTTGAATCCGCTTGAAAATTAAAGGACACCCTATTATTTTCAACACTTGACCAAACACGTCCTATACTTGAACCAGCTAGTGCCTTTGAGAATACCATTTGATTAGCAGCAGCATTAGGTGAGTTGAACCAATAAGAATAAGACCAGCTACTTGTTCCAACATCCATAACATCACCTAATTGAACATATGCATTACTACCATTAAATTGAAACGCAGTTCCAACTTTACCAACACCATAAGTTAATCCACCTTGTGCTGTTCCGTTATACGTGTTTAACGCATCGTTTGTTGTTGGTTTGTAGAATGAATCAGTAATGTATTGTGCACCGTTGCCTGAGTTGTATAGTTCGGTTACTTCTGTTGAGGTAAGTTCTTTCTGCCAGATGTTAACGGCATCAATTCTAATATTTGAAAAATATCTTTGTGGTAAAATATATGCACCAATGTTATACTCTTGACCAGATTGATAAGTTGGGTCTAAAGTAGGATTATTATATGAATAAGTTCCACTTTGTAAAGCACCATTAATGTAAATTTTGGTCTCGGTACTTCTTTTTCTTGTTGCTACAATATGATACCAAGTATTTATTGATGGTGAAAATGGGATTGCAAAAGAATTATTCACGCTTTGCGAGTACAATTCAAAGTACATTTTTGTGGTATCAGTATAGAAAGCATAACCACTACCAAATGACCCACCAGCCTTCATATTTGCTAAAAATACTTCAATAGATGCTGCTGTTGTGTTGTAATTAACCCATAAACTTATAGAAAAATCACCTGTGAAATTTAATTGGTTAGTGGTATTGGGTATAGATACATAAGCATTACTACCATTAAATTGAAATGCATTCCCGATTTTACCAGTAGTATAAGTTAAACCACCAACCGCAGTTCCATTGTTAGTACCAAATGAATCGTTTGTATTTGATTCACCATTATACACAGCAACTAACGATGTTTTTAGTGATGATGAACCGACAGCATCTGCATTGTATACAGAATATATACTAGTCCATAGTGATGAAACGTTTACTGGTGTAGGTGCTATAACACCACTTTTCCAGCCAACCCTTCCTTGCCCTTGGGCATTAAAATAAGCCATAGTTATTTTGTTTTAAAATTTATTTTATTTTAATAAATATCTTGAAAATTAAAAAACCCCACCTTTTATTAGAAGTGGGATTTTAAATATTATGACATAACAACATT